GTATAGTTCTTCATTCTGCAGTCTGAATGGGGGTTCAGTTTTTGGGATTGGGTTCCCCGGCCTAATTGGTACGCTAACGCTGACCCGATTGACTTCTAGAGGTCTAAAAAATTCCATATAAAAATCAGTATGTTATATGCATAATCAAAATATCCTATTTAGTTATAAAATCCTCCCACAGCACAAAAACATTCCACCAAAAAATTATTTTTAAAATTTTAAAGAAAAGACTTGACAAATCATTAAATATATGTTATAATATATACATATTAAAAAATAGTAAAGGAGAAACTATAATAATGAAAAAAAAATCCCACAAAAATTGAAAACCCTTCCTAAATAAATATAAAATCAGCCATGCTCTGAAAAAATCCCACAAAAATTGAAACTACTCCTGAAACAAAATAACTTATTCCCCAGTCTCTGAAAAAATCCCACAAACTTAAATTCAGTCATATTCCGAAAAGCTACCCGGAGAAAACTTGTAATATCAGTTTCTCTAAAAATATAACTTATTGACTTTATAATATATATTTTTTCTTACTACGTAATGCGTAAAAAACAGTGCTATAAAATACGTTATGCGTAGTAGTTTTCTCTGTTTTTAAAAAGTGTACTGGGGAGAATTTTTTCGCTATGAATAAAAACAGGTAGTTACAGACTACGCATATCGTAGTGTAAAGCTAGAAATGAGGCTGTCATATATAAAAAACCTTTATTCAAAAAATTATTTTTAAAATTTTAAAGAAAAGACTTGACAAATCATTAAATATATGTTATAATATATACATATTAAAAAATAGTAAAGGATAAATTATGAAAAAAAGAATTAAGGAAATCAAGTCTGGAATACCAGAGAATTATGATGCTATGACAGCAGGAATTGTAAAGGTTGGTGAAATTCATACAAATCATAATTATTATTTTGATTGTCAGCCGGACACTATCATGTATCACACAATGTATAAAACAAGTATATATGAAGATCCTTCTGAGGCTGAAGATGAACTAATAGAAATAGTGAAAGACAAAGTTAAAAATGCACAAATAGTTTTTTGGCGCACGGAGCCAATTATACTTACTGTATATGATTATCCTTATTGTGTTGGTTTTCAAGGTTTTGTTCGACTTTCAGTTTTGGATAAAAAGGATGGACCATGAAATATAAATACAAATGTACGCAACCAGAATTACCGCCAAACGCTGAATCTGCGGTTATGGACCACCACCAGATGACATTATGGTTAAATCAAATGGATATCGATGGGTGGGAATTTGTTGGTTATGCTCAAAAACATTGGTATGGTAGCCAACCATTTATTCAAGATTGGTGGATTTTCAGACGAATCAACACATAAAGGTAGTGTTTCAGATTTAATAAATACAGTAAATGAACTTAACGGAGGTGTTTAATGAGACTTAAAATTGGTGGTCATAATGTTAAAGTTAAGATATATAATCAGTTTGATTCTTGTGTCAATAATGTCGGTACTTGTGCTCCAGCTAAGGGTATAATAAATGTAGTTAAGAATTATGATGGTGATAAAATGTGTAAGCAGGGTTTTGCAGAAGCTTTATTACATGAGGTTTGTCATTTCATTGATTACGTTTATTGTGGTTATATATTTGAAGAAGAAGTTATAGAATCTGCCAGTAAATATTTACTTTATGTGTTTAATAAGAATGACTTATTCAATTTTCCTGAATCTGTCGATGTAATGGGATTTGATTATTGGATTAGGTATAATTATAAATTCAAAGGTGATACAGGTAAAATACATATAGATGTAAATTATGTTACACATGATATATCAATGAGTGACAATAATGATATGTGTGATAATTATACTAAACTTGGGGTAATAGTCAGTGTGTTAAAGATTTTGAACAATGAATATATTAAATCAGATATTTTTGAGGATAATATTCCAACTTTTGCTCAGGGGATTTTTCAGGTTATGATTGATAATAAAAAGTTTAGGAAACTGTTTAAATGGGGTGAGTAATATGGAATTTTGCAAAGACTGTGATAAAAAAGAGGAGTGTGTAAAATTATGCAAGAAAGCTGAAAGGTATGTTAATCAGGATGAAGTATGTTTGGAAGAATCTTTAGTGGTATCTGTTGATTCTTTCAGTGAACCAATTGATTACTGTGTACGTGATAGTATGTATGATAAAAAAATGATTATACGACTGTTTAAGGATGGCAGAAGTGTTAAAGATATAATGTACCATGTACCTTTTTGCCAGAGGTATATTTATAAAGTTATAAAGAGGTACAAAGAGGAGAGTATGAATGAATGATTATTTAAAATATAGAAAAGAAATGAAGACTGCCGATATATTTGAGTTTGCGTCTGATAGCATTCTAGGCAAACTTATAAGAATGAAAACCGGATATGATGTTAATCATACAAGTTTGTTGCTGAAATTAAATGAGTTTGATAGTTTGAAGAGTAGAGTATTTACTCTTGAATCATTAAGTAGTGGAATTGAATTACATTTGTTGAGTGAGAGAGTTGATAAATTTAAAGGTTCAATTTATTGGTATCAGTTAAAATCCCAACATGATGAACATAGATCTAACATTGCATCATGGGCATTAGAGCAGATTGATAAAAAATATGATTATTGGAGTATACTTGCTAATTTATTTGGTAAAGTAAATATAGATAGTAAGTTGTATTTTTGCTCAGAATATGTTCATGCTGCATATAAAAAAGAAGGTCTTATAAACGATATCAAAGCGTGTGTTCCTGGTGATTTTGGTAAGTACAATCTGCACTATAATAGAGTAAAAATAAAATAAATTGCCCTATTTCGAGATTTATCCCCAATTAATATAAGTACTTATATTGTATTCATCCCTATTATAGAGGGGTGTTTTTTCTTATAGCTATTTTAAGGGGTTAGTATGCCAGCAGGAAATATTTCAAATATTGAGAGACTCCAGAAAATGTGTCAGGTAAGGGATCTTGTTGAGTCAGGATTAACTGATACAGCTATAGCCAAGAAAATTGGGGTTGAGCCTAAGTCTGTTCAACGAATGAAAAAATATCTTGATGAGTTGGCAAGAACCGATCTGACTTCAAAGGAAATATCTAAAAAAAGAGCTGAGTTATATTTAGAAATAACTGAGGCTGCTGTTGAGGCTAAAAAGTTATTTGATAGATTAAAAGCGTGGGTTCCCTGTAAGATGTGTAAAGGTACTGGTGAATTAACTTCTAAAAAAGATGATTCAGTAAAACCTTGTTATCATTGTAAAGGTCTTGGTGGATTTATAAGATCTGGAGATGCTAAGAAATTCTTTGATGCTTGGATGGATTCTATAGACAGAAGAATGAGATTGTATGGCCTTGACCAAATGAAAGGTGGAGATATGATCTTTAATCAACAGGTAAATACGAATCAGTATATAGCACCAGATCGTGTTGATGGCAGAACCGCAGCTAGAATTACTGATGCATTAAAAAGTAGTCATGAATCAAGTATTCAGGAAAAATATGAAAACAGCAGAGACTATTAATGGACTTAGAGAAAACTTAGAAAAAGATTATGACTCAACCTTGCCAGAATACCTTGAGCAGTATCTCGATGGTGAAATAAAAAATAAGCCAGAGGTTAAAGATAGGGGTTATACACAATTTTGGAAAGAGGAAGAATTTGAGTTAACTAAGAAATATTTATGGAATAAAAACACAAAGTTTAAAGAAACTTCAAGAAACTCTGATCGGGTAGAACAAGAAAGAAATTTAACTAAAGAAGAAGTTGATATTTTAATAAGTATATGTGAGCATGATTTATACTTATTTGCTATAAGATACTGTGCACATTATCTAAAAAAACCAAGTAATGAATTGCATAGATATTTATATGAATATATAAGTACAAATCTTGGAAAGCAGAATAGAAAGAAAGGTTTCAAACACGCACTGGCAGCCCCACGTGCATATGCAAAATCCACCCTAATATCAGCTATACTTCCTTTATGGTGTATAGCATACAACAAGAAACGCTTTATAATAATATGTTCAGATACAGCTAGTCAGGCTGAGGATTTTCTTTCAGATATAAAACGTGAACTTGAATTTAATGACCTTCTTAAAAGAGACTTTCCCCACCTAGCCACAAAAGGCCCAGTCTGGAGAACAGACGAGATAATAACTAAGAATGATATAAAGGTTAAAGTTCTTGGTACTGGTTCTAAAATACGTGGTAGACGCTTTGGTATATATAGACCTGACCTTGTTATTAATGATGATCTTGAATCATCAGATATGGTTCGTTCAAGATCTATGAGAGAATTTGTCAGGTATGAATGGTTTAATAAAGACCTTCTGTATGTTGGTGGTGAAGAAGATTCTCCATGTGATATACTAGTAGTAGGAACTATACTTGGTAAAGATAGTTTACTTAATGCTTTATTAAATCCAAATGAGTACCCAGATTGGACAAGTAGAAAATTTAAAGCTGTTTTAAAGTTCTCAACCTCTGATTTATGGGATGAGTGGGGGGATTTATATAAAAACAGATTTGATCCAGATAGAATAGAAACAGCTAGAAAGTTTTTTCTTGATAATGTAAAAGAGATGCTTGCTGGAACTGAAGTATTGTGGCCTGAAGGTGAACCTTATTATGACTTAATGGTTTTTAAGTTATCAAATCCGTCAGGTTTTAATTCTGAAAAACAAAACAGTGTTATTGATGAAAGTAAAATACTTGTACATTTTAAACAACTTCACTTTGAAGACTTCAGTACTAATGAAACTATACAAAAAATACTTCTATCTCCGAAAAATTCTTGGTATGGGTTTTTAGATCCATCACTAGGAAGACACGCAAATCGTGGTGACTTCAGTTGCATAACAACTATATGTAGAGATTCAAAAAGTGGTTATTTATATGTTGTTGACTTTAATATAAAGAGAAGAAAAGTTGATGATCAGATAGATGCTATCTTAGATGACTATGAAAAATTTAAATATAAAATATTTGGTGTTGAAACAAATGCGTTTCAATTAGTAGTTGCTGATAATCTCAGAAAGAAATCTAGGAAACTAGGGTATTATGTACCTATTAAAGATGTAGTTCAGAGTAAAGATAAAAAAATGAGGGTTGAGGGCATTGTACCATTAATAATAGATGGAACAATTGTGTTTGATACTCATTTATATAATAGTAGTCAACAGTATAATTTAGCTATAGAGCAAACTACTACTTTTACTGGAGAGAATGATGCACATGATGATGCTCCTGATAGTTTGGCTTCATGTGTTAGTATGGCTAAGAAAAAGATATTCAGATTAATTACAAAACAGACTAGGTGATATAGTGGCTGAAAAGGTAAAGATTGTTAAATTAGTAGATCGTGAGCATGACCTTTATAAAAATAACTACCTAAATTGGGAGCTTTATAGAGATGCTGCTAAAGGATCTGAAGAGTTCATGGTAGCTAATTTAAAAAGTCATAGGCTTGAAGACTCTACAGATTTCGGTCAGAGGCAGGATAGATTATATTACCTTAATTTTTGTGACACCATACCTAAGATATTTAACAGTTATATATTTAGGCATAGAATTGAAAGAACTGCAGATAGTGATTTAGAATTATTTAGGAAAAGTATTGACGGTAAAAACACAGCAGTTGGCAATTTTGTAAAACGGTGTGGTTATCTTGCGTCAGTCTACGGTGTTATACATGTTATTGTTGATATAACAGAATCAAGTAAACAGAATCCAACGAAAGCTGATGTAAAGTCAGAGGGTACACAACCGTTTACTAAAATAGTCCTACCTACGCAATTGAAAGACTGGAGTGTTGATGATAAGGGTAATTATAATTGGATACTGATAGAATTTGATTATAATGATGATTCAGATCCTACGATAGAAAGAACAACGTCTACCTATTATAAACTGATATCAAGAGAGGCATGGTGGATTGAAGATGAAGATGGTGAAAAAGTACCATCTTTTCCAGATGGGACACCAGCATCAGGCACAAATGCTCTTGGTATTGTACCAATAGCAACAATGTATCATACAGAAATTGATGATGATAAAATCGGAGAGTCAATTCTTAAAGATATAGTTTTTATAAATATAACAATAATGAATTGGTGCTCATGCATAGATGAGATGATAGAAAGACAAACCTTTTCTCAACTTGTTATGCCTGATGATGGCAGTTTGTCCGAAAGTGAGGAAGATGGACAAGATCCATTAAATGTAGTTAGTACTTCAACTGTAATGACTTTTCCGGCTGATGCATCAAATCCACCCGCATTTATATCACCAAATACAGATAGTATTACTACAATTTGGAACTTGACTCTTGATCATGTAAAAGAAATATATAGACTTGCAGGATTGCAGGGTGGAACTTCAGATTTATATACATCTAGATCGGGAAGACAATCACAGATGAGTTTCTTAGGTGTTAACTCAACATTGAAAGAAAAAGCAGCATCTTACGAAAAGTTTGAAAATGATGTATCTAGACTTGCTTATTTACAATTAGGTAAAACAATAGATGATTATACGGATGTAGTATATCCTAATAGTTTTGATATAGTTGCTTTAGAAGAGGAACTTGATTCAATTATTAAGATAATGGAAAAGAATTTTTCTACCGTGTTAAATAAAGAGTTACAGAAGAATGTAGCAAGGAAGTCTATAACACTTCCTAATAACTTAATGGTAGAGATAGAGGCTGAAATAGATAGTTCTTCTGGAATAGTTGAAGCTGCTAAATCAAATCAGTTTGAACAAGAACTTAATGGTCAAGGAAACCCAAATACAAACCAGACTGATTCGCTGAAATCTTCTGGAACTCAGAAGAAGGAAGATACGAGTCATAGAAGAAAGGATTAAAATATGGTAGCACCAAAAATGACAACAGATGAAAAACGTTGGCAAGCAGAAGGCGATGCTTATACTTTGATGCAAGCTGAGGAAGTTAAACTTGACAGAATTAGATTAAATGCAGCAAAGAGAGAAGTTAAAAAATTAGTTTCTAAGAAAGAAAAGGAATTGAATAGTGCTAAAAAAATTGCAGGTACAATAAAAAAGAAACCTGTAGTTAAGCGAAAACCTATAGTTAAGAAGAGAGTTACAAGAAAAACTAAAAAATAACAAAGGTAACGGACGTTATCTTAACCCTTATGGATGTGAGGAGAAAACAGAATATGGATACAAAATTAAAAGAAAGACTTGATGAACTTGAAATTAAAATTGATGACGAGGATATGAGTGATGATGAGGTTAATGATTTAATAAAAGCTAAAGAAGCTGAACTTGATAAGAATAAGAAAGATGACAAGACTTATTCAGAAGATGAATTTAAGAAAGCGGTAGCTGCAAGAGACAAAGCTAAGAAAGAAATGAGGAAATTCAGAGATCAAGTTTCTGATCTAGAAAAAAAGATAGATGACGCTGTTGACCCGGATGAGGTTAAAAAGCAGAAGAAAGAACTTAAAGACTTGCAAGATTTTAAGAAAGAGAAAGAAGAGGAAGAAGAAGAAGAAAAATTAAAAAATCTTGATGATAAAGACAGGATGAAAATTCGTTTTGATAAACAAATGAAAAAAATGCAGGATGAAATTGATAATATCAAGAGTAGTAAAAAAGAAGTTGAAAATAAAATAGAGGAAAATAATAAAGTTGCTGAGACTCGTATTGAGAAACTTCGTATGAAAACTCTCAGGGCTGATATTGTTGAAGAAGCTTCAAAATATGAGGTGTATAATACATCTCAGATATTCAGGCAAGTAAAAGATGATTTTGAGTATGACAAAGAAATGGATGAGTTTGTTCATATTGTCAGAGATAAAAAAGGCAAAATCGTTGATGAGATAAGTGTGGATGCATATATCAAAGAATTTCTGAAAGATGAAGCTAATGAAAATCTTTTAAGGAGTAAGGTAAACAAGAATTCTATGCACTCTAATAAGCAGAATGCTAATAAGGATAAAGATAAGACTGGTGGATTTAATCCCAAAGATCCTGAAATAGTTAAAAGTGCTAGATATACTAATATGACACCTGAACAATATATTAAAAGGGTGCTTATTCCTAAAGATAAAATTAAAAATAAAAAGAAAGAATAGGAAGGTGAATATTCATGGCGGAGATTAAGTACGGAAGAGTTGAAGGTGAGGGTAGTGGCAGGGAATATCCTGTTGCGGCTAATCAATACTTTCATAGATTGGGGGGTAAGTTTGTCTATTTGAGTGCAGGAAATGTCACATTGTGTGCATCTGATGCAACTGAGGTTGCTGGTTGGGCTAATGTACCTAAGTGTACTGCTGGTTATAATTCTTGGAAATCATCTAGTACTGCTGGAGCAGATAGTGTATTTGTAACTTACGGGATGGATGATGTATATGAGATACCGTTTGATAATACAACCAATGCATCTTTGGCAGCTTCTCTGATAGGATTAAGTTGTGATACTTTGGATACTAGTACAACTTATACGCAGATTCAGAAAGCTAGATACATAGCAACTGCTGCATCTTGTTTGTTAGATATTGTTGATGTTGATACTGATAATACGACAGTTCGTGTTAAAATTAGACCTACGAAGAAACAAAACATCTAAGGGAGGTGTTAGATAATGGCAGTTATGAGAAATGAATTCACAGAAAGTATGCGTGATGATTTATATGATGTATTTTGGGAAAATTACCCAGAGGTAGCTCCAGTTTATGAGCAGTTGTTTGATGTAGTTGACAGTTCATCTGCATTTGAACAATTTACTAGTGCAGTTGGTCTTGGTGATTTGTTAGAGAAACCTGAAGGCGAGGATATCGAGTCTGACAGTCCTCTGGAATCTTATACTATTGTGTGTAAAAATAGGACTTTTGCACGTAAGGTATCTTTTTCTATGGAGTCTGTTGACGATGCCAAAAAGGGTAGCCTTATGGCTAATTCGGTTGCTACTTGGTCCAAAGCAGTTGTAAGGACTAAGGAGAAATTTTATGCAAAATTCTTTAATAATGGGGCATTAACGGCTGGTCATGATGTATTTAAAAATACTATTTCCGGCGGGGTAGTTACCGATACTGCTGGTAATATGATATATGATGGTAAAGCATTTTTTGATACGGACCATCCTGATTTGGTAGGTAATACTTATAGTAATTTTGATGGTACTAATACACTTACTCACACTAATTTGAAATCTACTTATCTTATATATACTACTGATAATAATAGGACTGAACGTGGTGAAGTGTTTGATCTTACACCTGATGTTTTACTTCTGCCTCCGGGATTGAGGTTTACTGCACAGGAAATTCTGAATAGTACGTTGATTCCTAGTTCTATGGATAATACTACTAATGTGTTGTCTACTATAGTAGCTCCGTTAGAATGGGCATTTTTGGGTGATTCCGATTCCTGGTTTCTTGGGAAGAAGAAAATGGGGCTTATGGCTACTGATCGTGAAGATGTCTCAATTGACGTATGGTTGGATGATGTAAATCTTGACTATTACACTCGTATATTTATGAGGTTTGGTGGAGCAGTCACTCAGTGGCGAGGCTGGTACGGTAGTAATTTGAGCACATCATAAAATTATTTTCATATAATTTTATTTTTTACTTGACAAACTGGTAAAAATGTGTTATAATATAAATATTAAAAAGTGGGAATAGGGATGTACACCTGATAAGATGAGTTTTCCTGAACTTGTCTTTCCCACTAATTTTTAAATCAGGATTAAATCTACAGGAGGATTGCATATGTTTGATATAAATAAAATAAGTAAAAGAAATAGGTATGATTTAAAAAAGTCTTTAAAGACTTATGTTGGTATTGAGGGTATTGATTATGTAGAATGCAAGATTTGCAAGAAGAGGAGTCTAAGTATAGATAAGAGACACCTCAAATCTTGGCATAGTTTAACACTTGAAGAATACAAAATAGAGTTTCCTAATGCATGTATAGTTTCGGATAAAAAGAAAGAAATTCAAACTAAGTCAGCTATTGGAAATAAGTCTTGGCTAGGTAAAAAACTTTCTGATGAACATAAAGCTAAGTTGTCAGAATCTAAGAAAGGTAGTAAGAATCCATTTTATGGCAAGACACATAATAAAGAAACTACAGATAAAGCTTTAGTTACAAGAGTAAATACTGTATTAAAGAAATATGGTGTGAGTAATGTAATTCATATGCAGGAAGTTAAAGACAAGCTTTATAAGATTAGAGCATATGATATAACATATATAAGAAATAAAATTGAATCAGTAAAAGGTTATAAACTTTTATCTAAAAATTATAAGAATATATATGGTAAATTAAAAATAGAATGTCCTAACGGACACAAATTTAAAATGAGATATAATAATTTTCAATCGGGTCAAAGATGCCCAATGTGCTCAAATCATCACTCAAAGCCGGAATTAGAAATTTACAAAATTGTTAAATCCTATTTTAAAGATACAATCTCAGGTGACAGAAAAATACTGAGTGGTTTGGAACTTGATATATATGTACCATCAAAGAAAGTGGCTTTTGAGTACTGTGGGTTATATTGGCATTCTGAGCAACAAGGTAAAGATAGAAATTATCATGTAAACAAACTCAATGAATGTAAAGAACAGGGTATTGATTTAATTACTATTTTTGAAGATGAGTATATAAATAGACAGGATGTAGTAATTTCGAGAATAAAAAACAAACTTGGTGTATCAGATGCTGAAAGAGTATTTGCAAGAAAGTGTAAAATAAAAGAAATAGATCCTAAAACTAAAAATGTATTTTTAAATAAGTTCCATCTTCAAGGTGGGGATAGATCAAGTATAAAACTTGGTGCATTTTATAATGACAAATTAGTATCAGTTATGACATTTTCAAAACCATCAATTGCTAAAGGGTTGAAGAATACTAAAGATACTTATGAATTAAACAGATTTTGCTCAGACTCTAATTATATAGTTGTAGGTATTGCTTCTAAGTTGTTTAAGCATTTTGTCAGAAACTATGAATTTAATACTTGTTTTTCGTTTGGGGATAAACGGTGGAGTAATGGTGATGTATATAAAAAGTTAGGGTTTGAATTTGGGTATTGTACTAAACCTAATTATTGGTATATAATTGATGGATGCAGAAAGCATAGATATAATTACAGAAAATCAGAGTTAAGTAAAAAGCTCGGCGTGTTTGATTCTAATCTTACTGAATATCAGAATATGTTAAATAATGGATTAGATCGAATATGGGATTGTGGATCTATAAAATGGGAATATAAGAAAGGAAGTTATTAATATGCCAAACAGGGATGGTAAAGGCCCGAGAGATAGAAGTCGAAGGAAAGTGGGCAGAGGTTTAGGGAATTGCAAGAAAGCCAAAGTAAATAAAAATAAAAAGAAAAAATAAAAGTGTACCTCGTGGGCAGTACAGGTTAAGCCCTTACCCGACATAGAGGGGGTAGTTTTCTACCCCTTCTAACTTCAAGGATGTGATCTAAAATTGTTATCCAATAAAACCAAAGATGGAAGTCTTGTATGGCCCAACACAACCGATGATATGGAAGACCTTGAGGAATGGAAACATGGTCAAACAGTGTATGGATCTTTTGCCAAACTCCATTCTGGGTTTAAGAATTATAGAGATGATATAAATAGAGCTTGGGGAAAAGAAAACGATTACAAGAAAAATACTTTATATGTAGATACGTTAAAATTAGTATCTGAGCAATTGAAACGATAAAAGCTAAAAGTGTAAATTCATGTGGATAGAGTAGCTCTCGAAAAGAAGATTTCCTCATCTTCCTGCCACATTTTAAAAATTGAGGGCTAAATCATTGAGGAGTGATTATATATGAGTAGGAAGAAATTACCATACAAAGATATAAAATATAGAATTGAATCTGTTGATGGTTATAAGTTATTAAGTACTGAATATACAGGTGCTCTTTCAAAACTTAAATTTATGTGTCCTGAAGGCCATATATTTTGGATGACTTGGAATAATTTTCAACGAGGGCAAAGATGTGCTGAATGTTATAGATTATCATTATGTTTAGATATTAATTATATAAAAGAACAAACGTCAATACTCGCCTTAGGTTATAAACTTATAAGTACTAAATATATAAATAATAATGTTAAAATGAAATTTATATGCAATAAAGATCATACATTTAAAATGAGGTGGGCACATTTTCAACAAGGACGAAGATGTCCTGAATGTTATAGATTATCACAATGTTTAGGTATTAAAGATTTACAAGAGCAAATCACAATAATTGCTTCAAGTTATAAATTATTGAGTACTAAATATGTAAATAATAATACTAAAATGGAATTTATGTGTGATAAAGGGCATACATTTTGGATGCGTTGGGGTGATTTTCAATTTGGTCAGAGATGCCCTGAATGCTATTATGAGTCTAAATGGAGAAGTTATACACCAGAAGAATTAGCTGAGTTACATAATTATAGAGCAGTAATAATTAAACTATCAGAGCAAAAATATAAAGGATACTATTATAAAATAAACCCAAATAGATTAAAACGTAGTAGATATGATTATCATCTTGATCATATTTATTCAATAACTGATGGGTTTAAAAATAGTATCCCCATGAAAGTAATATCCAATCCTTACAATTTACAGATGCTCTGGTGGTCAGATAATATTTCTAAGTATGGTAATTCATGGCAAAGTAAAGAAGATTTATATAAAGGATATATAAGATATATCAGTGAACAATTAAAATAAAAGGAATAAAAAATGGAAATATGTAAAATATGTGGCAAGGAATATACTAAAGTTAATGTACAGCATTTAAAAACTCACGACACAGATCAAGAAACTTATGACAAACTACCGGAATTTGTCCCAAAAAGAGTTACAATAACAGAAAAAGAAAAGAAAGAGGAAATTTTTGGGAAACCATTAGAGTCTATTGAAAAGCCATTAGAAGTATTCTTACATGAGTTTGGAATAACTGAAAAAGAATTACGGGAATTGGTTCGGTCTTATAAAACCGGAAATGCAATTGACGTAGTGCAGGATATAGAAAGAAAACAAAAAGCTGGGGAAAGACATGCAGAGCAACTGAAAGATGATGATATAGTTGAAACATCAAAACTTTCAATTGCCGAAGTATTGGTAAAGAAATATGGGTTTACAGTGACTGCTGTTACTAAAAACCCTAAAATTTGGAAGTTAAAAAAATAATTAAGTTTATGTGGATAGGTTGGCCGCCGAAAAGAGGGACTCTCTTACTCTCCTTCCACATTTTAAATAACAAGAGTTAAATCATTAAGAGGTGATTTGTATGAGAAAATTGTTATATGATGATGTAAAGAAACAGATTGAATCTGTTAATGGCTATAAATTGATAAGTACTGAGTATAAAAATTCACATGCTAAATTAAAAATTAAATGTCCAAATAATCATGAGTATAAAGTAAATTTAGCAAATTTTAAATCAGGCAAAAGATGTCCTATATGTGCTTATAAAAATAAAGGTCGTTCACAAAGATTATCTTTAGATTATATAAAAGGTAGGATTAAGATAATAGCATCTGGATATAAATTATTGTCTGTTAGTTATATAAATGCTAAAATTAAACTTAAATTTATGTGTCCCAAAGGTCATATATTTTGGATGACTTGGGATAATTTTAATAATGGAAGTAGATGCTCAGTATGTCATCGTTTAATATCTGTAAAGCGTCTTAAAGATACAACATTAACTATAAAATACATTAGAGATAATGTTAAAATAATAGCTCCTACGTATAAGTTATTATCCACTAAATATGTTAATAATAATACTAAGTTGAAATTTATATGTCCTAAAGGTCATATATTTTATATGACTTGGGCTAATTTTCAAAGTGGTCAGAGATGTCCTTTATGTGGTGTAGAGAGTAGATCAGGAATTAATCATTACAAGTGGAAAGATTATACAAATAAGGAATTACAAAGTTTTAAATATTATAAAGAATTTATAATGAGTGAATCTAATAGAAACTTTGGAAAGTATTATTATAAAATAAATAAAAATAGTTTAATAAGAAGTAAATATGAATATCATCTTGATCATATATACTCAATAATGGAAGGGTTTAGAAATAATATACCTCCTGAAGTATTATATAATCCCAATAACTTACAAATGATGTGGTGGAAAGATAATATAATAAAACAAGCTAAGTCAGGATGTACAAAAATAAAATTATATTTAGGATATTATAAATATAAATTAGAAAATTAAGGGAGTTGTTTAATAATGGGTGATTCAAATTTAAGAAGTAACATGGTTGGAACAGGTGTTGAAACAATTACAGAAATAGCTACTATTGAAGCTGCCACTTTAACAGGTTCAGGTACTGTATCTGGGGATAATGTAACAGCCGTTGATGTTGTATCTGGAGCAACTGTACAAGCAACAAATTATTTAAGGGTTGGTACAGAGAAATATATTTTTATTAGTGATTATGTAACTGAAGCTAGTATTGTAGCTGCAGCTACTGCAATTAATGCAACTAACATAGGTAGTATAACACTTGGCGCTGGCTTACTGTGGGTACATGATAGTAATACTACAGCTTCAACAGTTACTTTAGTATAAAAATTCAAAAAAACAAATAATCTCTCTCTACTTCTGTCTTTGATCTGGTGTTTCTGCTTCTGATTCTACTGCTAATTCTGATAAACAATAATATAAGGAGTGATACGAATGATTCTTTCCAATTCTGGGAGAATTCTGTTTAGTGCCTACAATGTCACTGCAACTACAAATTACGTATATGATTCTGACGGAGCGACAGGCTCTGATGCTGGTTGGACTTCTGCCAAGTCAGATAATAATGCTATAGGTATAGGTCTTACTGCTCTCGGTGCAACTTCACTTACTTATAGAATTGAGGGGCGTTTTGATACCTATAATAGAGCCTGTGAAATTTACAATGCATCACTTACAGCAATAACTACAATTGATACAATAATAAATATAGCAGAGCACGTTAAAGAATTACGTGTTGGTGTTAAGGTTAATAATTCGGCTACACCTACAGATAACACGATTTATATTGGTCTGTGTAATAGTGAGGTGAAGTAAGATGAAAAAAAGCTATATCATAACATTGACTATATTAATATCTTTATTATTTATAGGTATAGTTGGTAGTACATCCTATTTAAATTCTACTAAAGTTCAACAGGCTTTAAGTAAGTTGTTTGGTCCAGTCTTTGTTGCTACTGGTGATTTGCATTTTACTGGTATACTGCCACAGCTACAACCAAGGGTATCGTAATTGCAACACTCCCAGCTAAGACTAAGATTATCAGTGTATATGCAGATACCACGGTAGCTTATACTGGTGGGGCAGTATCAGCAGCCACGCTTAAATTGGGTGTCACAGCGGAAGATGCAGCGGAAATTCTGGATGCTCACGATGTTTTATCTGGTGCGGTTACACATGGTTTGGCTGATGCGGATTTGGGCGGCTCAATAGATAGGGCCGGAGCTATTCAGGGCGGGTATATGCCAAGCTGGACAGGCACAACGGCTATATACGCAACAATAAATACGACAACTGCGGATACGGACAAATTGACAGCAGGATCAACGACTTTTTATATTCAGACTGAACGGTATTAACTTACAACGATAGAGATTGTAATATAGGAGTTGATTAAATTTGAAAAAAATGTTTGAATTAAAACCAATAAGTATAAATAATGCTATAGTTTTTGTCATTACGTTGTCAACTCTATTGTGGGGCATAGCTGTAGTAAGGGCTAACGTAAACCTTAATACTGATTTTAGAATACAAAATAAAAACATACCGGCTTGTATTGAACGGGTTGAACGTTGGATTGAGACTAATAGAGGAATGCCTAATGATGTATTAACTATAAAATTAAAGTTGGAATATCTATCAGAAGATATACAAGATTTGATAGATCAGTTAAAAACAACTGATAAAAATAAAGTTAAACAATGAAATATTTTAAACTAAAAGATTTTAATTGTCCCTGTTGTGGTAAAAATAATATGAATAAGGATGTGTTATCACGTTTAGATATTGCTAGATATATAGCTGGAGTTAAATTTATTATATCTTCAGGTTATAGGTGTGTAAAACATAATAAAGAAGTTGGTGGGAGTAAAGACTCATCACATTTAATTGGTGTCGCTGTTGATATCAAATGTAAAAAAAGTTATAATAGATTTAGAATTATTTATGGGTTAATACTGGCTGGGTTTACAAGAATAGGTATAGGTAAAAACTTTATTCATGCTGATTATAATGAAAATAAAGTTCAAGAAGTGACATGGTTATATTAAAAAATAGGAGGTATTTATGGTTGGCTTAGATCACATTATTATTACCTTTATAGGGCAGTATCTGCCATATATACAAGGTAGCATAATATCTATTGGTGTAGTTTTTGCTATATTAAAAAAACTATCAAAATTAACTAAAACTAAGTGGGATGATGTTATTATAGCTAAAGCTGAAGCTGTAAAAGATGATATATTATCTGGAAAGTCTGTAGAAGATATAATTGAAGAAGTTAAAGTAGAAGAAACTAAATAATAAAATTATTTAAAGGATAATTAATATGGATGAGAAATTCTATTTGGACGAAGAATGTGTAGTTAGTGCAAGTTTCGGAGAAATTGGTTGGTTTTTGCAGCACTATCAAAGTCGTATGAGATTTTTTGCAAAAGAAGTTTTTAAAGATAGAAAGATGATTATATTTACTGATATACAGAATTCAGTATTTCTTGATGATTTTGTATACGCTACTATAACATTACCAAAATGGTTCTATGATTTAAATCTCGATAGAGATTGTTATGAAGCAGTTGAAGTAGGATCTCATGGGGGTTCTTTAACACCACCAAAAGTGTATGCCGGGTTAATAGAATATATGAAACAATTCTATAATTCTGAAAAGGCTATAGAAATATTTCCACCTAGAGGTTATAATAAAGCTTGGGAGCATCAACCACAAATATTCTGTCAATTTGAAACTGATAAACTTGAATTAAATAGACCTGTCATAGTTGTATTTCCTAGAGCAAAAGATAGAACTATTAATAGAAATGTACCAGAGTTTGTATGGTATGAGTTAGTTGAAAAATTAAAACAAAAAGTTGATGTAGTATTGGCCGGTATTCCAAATGGGGCTTGTTTGCAGGATTATGAAAGTGAAGGAGTTATAAATTTAATAAAATATGATAAGCCAGATAAGACTAATAGAGTTATAACTTATTTAAACAATTGCTTATGTTCAATCTCAAGTCAGAGTGGTGGAACACATATAAGTTTATTGTCAGGTGCAAATTCTTATATAATAGGGCATGAAAAAGAAAGACACACAGTAACTGAAAACAGATTAAATGTACCAACAAGTTTTAGGTTTGTATCAGACTATCGGGCCATAGATTCAGATACTATACTTTTAGATGTAGAAGAATTTTTAAATAGGTTAGAGGGTGCTGGTTATTTTCAAGTAGAGGTTGTAGATAGAAATAGACCGTCTTTAGGCGCATTAAGAGATAAAAAAGATTTGATTGGTGCTGAAATTGGTGTTTTTGAAGGACTTAATGCTTTAAGGATGCTGGAATCTTTAGATATTAAAAAGTTGTATTTAATTGATCCTTATAGTGACGCAGATTCTTTTGTAATAGAGAGAGATGTAGACAATGTAGAGAAATCTTGTAAGGATAGATTAAAAGACTTTGATAGTAAGATTGTTTGGATTAGAAAGAAAGCCGAAGATGCAATAGAGGATATAGTAGATGAGTTAGATTTTATAAATGTTGATGGTGATCATAGGTATGAAACAGTTAAGAAAGAAACAGCATTATATTATCCAAAATTAAAAGATAATGGATTAATGTCATTCCATGATTTTGATGCCCCTGATGAGAAAAATGGGGTTGTACAAGCAGTAACAGAATATTTTCAGAAATTAAATATTCCAATCTATAGTCAGATTTGTCCAGATGATCCAAGGACAAGAGAAGGTTGGATTTTTAAAATATCAAATAAAACTTATGATGGTATAATTAATAATTCTATAAATACTCTAAAGACTTTATAATGCAAGTAGTTATATTAGCTGGTGGTTTAAGTACACGATTAGGAAATATAACAAAAACTATTCCTAAATCTATGGTATTATTTAATAATAAGCCTTTTATAGAATATCAAATAGAAGAATTAATTTTAAATGGTGTAACTGATATAATTATATGTGTTGGATTTCTCAGTAAAAAAATAATTAATTATTTTGAAAATTCTAAATATAAAAAATTCATAAAATTTAGTTATGATGGGAAACAGCAGCTAGGAACTTTTGGGGCAATTACAAATGCTAAATCTATACTTAATGATTTCTTTTTTGTAATGTATGGAGATTCTTTTTTAAGAATTAACTATAAAAAAATGTATTTACAATTTATACATTCTCCTACAACATTAATGTTATCTGTATATAGAAATAATAATAAGATAGATAAAAGTAATATTGATTATAAAGATGGTAGAATTTTTGATTATAACAAAAATAATAATAATTTTCAATATATAGATTACGGTGCTTTCTTAATAGATAAATCTTTAATAGATAAATATTGTTTATTTAGAAATCATGAAGATGTTTTTAGAGAAAATGTATATAATAAAGATATATTAGGGTACGAAGTATTTGATAGATTTTATCAAATTGGATCTATTGACGGTATCAATGAATTTAAAAAATATATAGGTAAACACTATGATAGTAACACAAACACCCTTTAGAATTACTCTTGGGGGAGGTGGAACTGATTTAAGACCTTATTATTCTAAACATGGTGGTATTATTGTATCAGTAGCTATTAATAAATTTATGTATATTTTTCTTAATACACCTTTTGATAAAAAAATAAGAATAAAGTATTCAAAATCAGAAGTAGTAGATAAAGTTGAAGAGTTAGAACACAAATATGCCGGTGCACTATTAAACTATGTTGGTATAAAAGAGTCTATTGATGTTGTTTCTCTTGCAGATATTCCGGCAGGTACTGGATTAGGTTCTTCTAGTTGTTATGCAGTCGGTATGCTAAATGGTTTATATACTTTAAAGAATAATGTTATCAATTTAAAAGAGTTAGCAGAGAAAGTCTGTAATTTAGAAATGAATATAATGAATTTGCCTGTTGGTAAACAAGATCAGTATATGGCAACTTTTGGGGGATTAACACATTTAGATATAAATAATAATGGTGAGGTTATAATAAATAAACTTAATATTTCAGAAGATAATAAGAAAACTTTAAACAGGAATTTAATATTATTATATACTAATACTGTTAGGGATTCTAATATTATTCTAAAAGAACAATCTGAAAATATAGAGAGTAATAATAAAATAGTTAATATGCATTGTATAAAAGATATTGGGTATAAGATTTTGGATGCAATAAATACTAGTAATTTTGATGATATAGGTATACTTTTTGATGAACACTGGAATTTTAAAAAGAAAATGTCTACTAAAATGACTAATCCCTTATTTGATAAACTGTATAATATAGCTACTAAGAATGGGGCATTGGGTGGTAAAATATCTGGTGCTGGTGGTGGTGGCTTCTTTCTTTTTTATGTACCAACAAAACATGAAGAGTTTATAAATCATATGACTAATTTAGGATTAAGGCATATAGATTATAAATTTGAATCATTTGGTACAAAGGTGATAACTAATGCATAAAGTTATATTTTTTGATAGAGATGGAATTATAAATAAGTTTCGTACAGATACTCCTGTAATTAATGATAAGTTTGATTTTATGGATGGTATCAAATCTTTATTTCAAATTTCTAAAACTCTTAATTATTTAAGAATCGTAATTACTAATCAACCAGACATCTCTCGTCATTTAATATCTCAAAAGGAACTATATAGAGTAAACTATAATTTTTTAAAATATATTGATGATATCTACATTTGCCCACATTCTGATAAAGAAAATTGTTATTGTAGAAAACCTAAACCCGGCTTATTAGAAATAGCAGCTATAAAGTGGAATATAGATAAAGATAAATCTTATTTTATTGGTGATTCTTGGAAAGATATAAAAGCTGGTGAATTATTTGGATGTAAAACTATTTTACTTAATACAGATTATAATAGAAATGAGGAAACAACTCCTGATTATAACATTAACTCATTATTTGAAATGAAGGATATTATAGGTTAAATTATGTCTTATATGAATGAATATTTTAAAGAAGTAGTAAAAGCATGTAATAATTTAATTGAATCTGAATTAGATAATATGATAGATATTATCTATACTATCAAAAAAAATAAAGGTAGATTATTTTTTATTGGTGTTGGTGGTGGAGCTGGAAATTCTTCTCATGCAGTTTGTGATTTTAGAAAGTTAGTTGGTATAGAATCTTACTCAGTAACTGAGAATATTCCAGAATTAACTGCACGTATAAATGATGAAGGCTGGAATACAGCATTTTCAGAATCTTTAAAGAGTAGCAATTTGTGTGATAAAGATGGTATATTTGTTTTCTCTGTTGGTGGTGGCTCTATAGAACAAAATGTTAGTGTAAATATTATTGAGGCTGCAAAATACGCTAAAAGCGTTAATGCTAAGATACTTGGTATCGTTGGTAGAAGTAAAGGATACATAGCACAAAATTCTGATTCCTGTATAATAATAAATTGTGATAATAAATTTATTACACCTATGACAGAATCGTTTCAAACTTTAATATGGCATATGCTTGTTACAAGTCCGAAATTACAATCCTTCAGTACAAAATGGTAAAGGATAATACTATGACTATTTTTATAGATTCCAGCAATTTAGGAGAAATTAAGAAATATCACAAACTTGGTATTATAAGAGGAGTTACAACAAATCCAACAATTCTATTAAAAGAAGGTATAGAAAAACATAAAATTAAAGATCATATCAAGTCTATAGCAGATACAGTTAATCCATATCCTGTTTCTGCAGAAGTTACTTCAAATGTTTTTGACGATATGATAAAAGAAGCGATAGCAATTTCTAAAATTGCTTCAAATATAAATATTAAAATTCCAATACATGGCCCAAATGGTGAATTAGAGAATTTAGAAGTAGTAAAGTTATTAACTAAAGAAGGTATATCTATTAATGTAACTGCTATGATGAGTGCACAACAGTGTCTGTTAGCAGCTCTTAGTGGAGCAGATTATGTATCATTATTTGGCGGCAGAGTAAATAATATGGGATATAATTGTATAGATGAAATTAAAAAAATTAGAGTATTGCTTGACTCAATACCAGAATTAAATAATACAAAAATAATTATGGGTTCATCAAGAGAAGTTTTAAATATTATCGAGTGGTTGGTGGTTGGTGCAGATATTATAACTGTATCACCATCTTTAATTGAAGGTATGCTAGTTCATCCATATAGTAAAGAAACTGTACAAATGTTTATGGAAGATGCTAAAACAATGGGGGGTGCATGGATAAATATATAGTTATAGTTGGGGTACTGGATACTATTAGTTCTTCAAATGTTTGGCTTGCTAATAGTTTTAAAAGAAATAATATAAAAGTAATACCAATAAATTATAGAGATATAGTAAAAACTAAAGGTAATGAATTTTTAAGTTCTTTATTAGTTTATACTTTGAAAAAATATAAACCAATGTTAACTATATTTTGTAAATGTAATGGTATAGATCCAAAAATAATCCTTAATTGTAATAATTACTCCAAAACCTTTTTATGGTATATGGATTCACATCATATATTAGAGTCAAATAAAGAAATAATAGAAATTGCTAAAAATTGTAATTTTACATCTTGTACATCACCTACAACAGTTACTTATTTAAAAGACAAAGGTGTTAAAAATTGTATTCATATTTTTGAAGGATCAGATCCAGATGTTCATTATCCTGTGGAAAAAAATGATAAGTATAAATCATATATTTCATTTATAGGATCTCAAACACAAGAACGTAATGATATTTATAAACAACTGATTAATTATAATTTTACTACTAAATACTATGGGAATGGTTACTCTGGAAGAATTTCTATAGATGCGTGGCGAATTATCTGCTCAAGTTCTAAAATAATGCTTTCATTGAATACATTTAACGATATACCACATTACTTTAGTGGTAGAGTTTTTGAATATATGGCATGTGGTGCATGTGTAGCACATTATGATAAGACAAATACTATGAAAGCCTATTTTAATGATATGGAAGAAATAATTTTATTCAAAACAGTAGATGAATTATATAATAAGTTAAAAGATTTATCTGATGAAGATTTAGGAAAAATAGCTTTGAGGGGAAGAGATACTGTATTAAATAATTTTACTTTTGATCATGCTACTGCTTATATTTTAAATAGTCTTGGAGTTACTAAATGAAAAAATTATTAATAGCTACTCGTGCAAATTCAAATATTAAAGAGATGACTGATATAACACATCCAGTTTTAAAGATGTATGCTGAAAAATGTAATGCTGACTTTAAAGTTATAGATAAAGATATTGAGGGACTACATCATCATTGGAGAATATTAAATTTTTATAATTTATTTGATACATATGATAGAATTTTAAGTTTAGATAGTGATGTATTAGTATTAAAGAAGTGTCCAGATTTATTTAAGTTAGTACCAGATAATATGATTGGATCTATTTTTGAAGATGTAGGTAGTAGAAAAGACCATAGGAGAAAAACTATAAATGATATACAAAAAGAAAGAGGTAATGTTGGTTGGGAATCAGGATATATTAATACTGGTGTAGCTTTATTTTCTAAAGAACATAAAGAAGTATTTAATGCTGATAGGAATAATCTTTGGGAAGAGCCTGGATTTGACGATGTAGAATTAAGATATAGAAGTATTCAGTTGGGATTTAAAGTATATGAACTTCCTTATCAATTTAATCATATGGTAATGTTTACTGAAAAATGGAATGGAATGGCAAATAGGGCTAATAGTAATATAATACACTATGCAGGGCAAGGAAAATTTTCTAGACATAAAAATAGAACAGAACAGATTAAATATGATCATTTAATACTAAAAAGGTATAATTTAATATGAACATACTTTTTCTATTTGATGGTTATAGGCGTAGAGATGATAGAACTAGAGTTAATTTAATAAAGAAATTAACTAAATTTTGTAATTTTATTATTTATGGCCCCAATGAAACTGATAAAACTTTTTCACCATATAAATATAATGATAAAAGTAATATATTAAAATTGTTTAAACCTGATGTTATACTTTGTTCTTTATACAATGAAAACTGTTTAAGTTGGATTCCTAATTATATATATGAATCTGACATACCTGTGGCTGTTATAGAAGAAGACCATTATACAGAAGATGAAGTTTTTGGGTTTGAAAAAAGTATTTTAAGAGGTTATAATAAATTTGATTTAATTGTAAGAAGGCATTATTATAGTGAAGAACAAAATTTAAACTCAGTTTGGTGGCCTTTTGCAGCGAATACAGATGAATTTTTTGATGATCAAACTATTAAACGTAAAAATTTAATTTTCTTTTCTGGAAGTATACACTCACCCTATTATAGCATAAGAGAAAAAGCTATTGAGACATTGTTAACTGCTAAATTAATAGAACCATATAATCAAATTGATAATTACCCACTACGTCTAAGGGATTTTGTTGGTGCTTTATCATGTGCTGGTGGTACAATTCATACACCGATGGCCAAAGCGTTTGAAACTATATTAAGTGGTACTGCATTGCTTACAAATTATATGTATAATGATAAAATATTATTTGGTGATAAACAGTGTTACTTTGAATACAAAGATGATTGTTCAGATATTGTAGAACAGGCAGACATAATATTAAATGATAAAGATTATGTTGCTGAAGTAACAAAGAATGCTATGGAAGTTGTTAAAAAAAGACATACTGATGAATGTAGAATAGAAGAATTATTTGACATATTAAAAGCCTTAGTATATGGAGAAGACATACCTAAAATATGGGGGCAATAGTAATGATAAAAAATAGATTTGTTATTTATTCTGCAGGATATAATTGTAGTAAGTATGTAAAACGTTGTATGAATAGTATACAATCACAGAAATACACTGATTATATACATATAATAGTTGATGATGCATCAATAGATGAAACATATAATACCATAGTACAAAATAGAGATCCTAACACTGTTGTATTTAAGGCATCAGAAAATGTTGGATGGCTTGCCAACTCAATGAAGTACCTTTGTTATAACTTAAATGATATAATTATGCTTGTTGATCTAGATGATTTTTTGCCACACAACAATGTTTTAAATATGATAAATAAAGTGTATAATATATACAATTGCTGGTTAACATATGGTAGTTTTTTATGGTTAGGTAAAAATATAAATGAAGGTACTGCTTATCCAGATAGTGTTATTAAAAACAAAACATTTAGAGAGTATGATTGGAGAGGAGTTCATCCACAGACTTTTAAAGGTTTTCTTTGGAGTAATATTAAAAAAGAAGACTTACAGGATAATGATGGTAATTATTTAATGTCAGCATATGATGTAGCTATTATGCATCCAATGTTAGAGATGTCACCACCAGATAAAATAAAATTCATAGGAGAGACTTTATATGTTTATGATAATACTAATCCATTAAATATTGGAAAAATGAGAAAACATGAACAAATAAATAATGAAAAGTTAATTAGAAGTAAACAGAAATATGAGGAACTAATATGAAAATAGCTTTGTTAACCGCTAAACCAAATGCAGACAGTCTGATGTATAACCATAAAATGAGCACTGATGAACGTAGGTATCCAACGGGTATTGGGTATTTATATGAAATTTTAAGACAGAGTGGAATAGAGGCAGAAATCTATGATAGATATAGTGGTAATACTACTTTTGATTTTTCAGTCAGATATGATTTTGTAGGAATTTACTGTGCTTCTGTATGTACAAATGATATTAAATTTATTATAGATAACGTAAAAGCTGATAAAATAGTAGTCGGTGGACCACACGCTTATTTATTTCCGGAGTGGTTTAGTCCAAAAGTAGATTATATAGTACAAGGCGAAGCAGAAGAAATAATTGTTGATCTTGTAAATGGTGAGTATGGGGAAAGAATAATAAAAATTGATAGACTTGATAATGCTTCTTTAAATAAACTACCAAGATTTCCATATAAATATTTTTGGGATAACCAAGAGGGGTATGTTTGGGATTTTCCATTTTCTAATACTAATCCTGTATTTATGTTAAATACCTCAAGGGGTTGTCCTTATTCATGTTCATTTTGTAGTGTTAAAAATATATGGGGGCATAAACTAACATCATTTTCTGCTGAAAGAGTATTTAGTGATATAGAATATGTTAAGTCTCTTGGGGCAAAAGGTATATATTTTAGAGAAGATAATTTTACAGTTAATAAAAAAAGATTACTCAAGATATGCAACTATATGACAGGGGCTGGATTAGAATGGGCTTGTGAAGCTAGAGCAGATTCTATTAACGAAGAGACAGCTAAAGTAATGAGTAAGTCAGGATGTATCGGACTTTTTATAGGTGTAGAAAGTTTGTCACAACATATGTTAGATGTATTTAATAAAGATTTAACTGTGGGTCAGATAGTTAAATGTTTTGATCTAACACATAAATATGGAATTAAAACGGCAGCATCAATGATAAAAAACCACCCAGAAGAAACTCAAGAGGATAAACAACAAACTGCTGCACTAATGGGAAGAATAAATCCTACACTGAAGTGGGTTAATCAATATAGGTCTGAGGGATAATATGCGACCATTCATAAAATACTTAAAAGAAAATACTACTAATGGATTAGTTGGCGCAGAGATCGGTGTCAAGCGTGGTGAAAATGCAGAAGATATATTAAACAATTTAAACATTGAAGCTTTATATTTAATTGATCCTTGGGAAGTTTATGATATAGAAAATGCTACTAATGAGGAAGTTAAAGTAGGATATACAAAGTTTATTACATTTAGTAATTGGCGTAGAGAAGTTTTTAATAAATTTAGAAATAATCATAAAGTATTTATACATCCACATACATCAAAAATGATGGCAAACAACATTCATTGGTACTTGGTAATTTAGATGCTAAACGAGACTGGGGACATAGTAAGGATTATTGTCAGGCAATTTATGCAATCATGCAGCACAATGAA